GATCAGGTATCTGTTCAATACACTCAATCTCCAATACAAATCACTCCACCTAATGCTGATCAAATAATGTTTGATTTAGGATTTAGTAAACCTTCAATGACAATTTCGGGCGTTATTGATAATATAGGTGGGGATCCTGCTAATAATGATTTTGACTCCACTGCGGATGAAAATGTTAAAGGTATGGAAAATGAAGAGTTAAATGGTCAGGATTATTTTATTCCATATAAAAATTATTTAGAAGGTTTTTTAATGAGACATCCGGAAAACAACAAAAGCCTAGAAATAGAAATTGGGAATGCTACCACCCCAGATCCTACTTCCGGAGCTTTCACTACTGGGGGAGCAGTTTATATAAATTGTGCTTTACAACAAGTACAATTTAGTCAATCTCCTGGCTTAGAAGATAGATGGATATTTACTATGGGATTCCTAATTGCGCGTAGGGCGGGGGTTGCAGATTAATGGCAGCCTTTAAAAAACAAGCAATGCTCTCATATTGGGACGGTGATTCCTGGGAGAATGTTGTGGTGACAGGGACTACAACTAGTGCAATATTTTCATTAGATATAATAGATGAGCTTAATATACCTAAATCAGCAGCAATATCCATATTCAATCCTTCAGCAAACCCTTATTCCGGCTCAGCAGGAACTGCAAAGGGTCCTTACACAGGAGTATTTACGGATTTCATTCCGGTTAGAGTAATTGATTTAGAATCTAACGTTGTTATTTTTTATGGGGTTGTTTATTCAATCCGAGAAAATTTTGATCCTCAATTTGGTATGTTAATTCATTTAGAATGTAGGGATTATTTAATAGAATTAAGGGATAATATATCTCACGGTGAGGTTGGTTATAATATTGATACTTCAGTAGCAACTTCTGCTGTAGTAACTAATTTTGCTGATTCTAATATAACTTCCACATCTGCCGGGCAGGTGTGGTCTACTAGTATTTCAGCGCGCAGTGCTTTAATTAAATCATTAATTAATAGATTCTCAAGTAATTTAGATACATCAGATACTACTAAATTTATAGTTTCAGCCCAAAAATTTAAACAAGATTTTATATATCGTTTATCAGGATACAATAAAAAATCTATTTTAAGGCATGTTGCTGATAATGCAATGAGTGAATTACATTCAGCCATTGGGGAGGATGAACTTTTTGGATATGATTTTTATGTAGACCCTAATACAGTCACTACAAGCACTGCTACTAAATCAACGCCTGATTTTAATTATTTTAGGCGCGGAACCAGGCCAAATACAGACCCTGCGAATTATGGTTTAACTGTGCAATACCCAACTACCTCTGGAGCAACAGAAACCGGACGTTTATTTAATATGTCTAGGTTTAATTTTATTAGACCTAAAGATGAGATTTATACAAGTGCTATTTTAGAATATTTAGCAACAAAACAAGGTGCGAATGCGGATAAATCATTTTTACAGGAATTACGTCTTGAAGCCTTAACAGTAAAGGCAGTTGGTACTGGGAGTGCTTTAACAACATTAGCGGAAGCATTAGATGATTCTGAAACCGCTATAGATGTAACTAGTGCAAGTTCAATAGCCGCCGGGCAGACCATCAAAGTTGATGATGAAGAGATGTATGTCAGCAGTAAAAGTAGCAATACCTTAACAGTTATCAGGGGATCAAACGGAACAGCGGCAGCAGCGCATGATAATAGTACCAATGTCACCTCTGGATTTACATGGGGAGGGAAAAACCTTAGCGGTGGAACAGATGCTCTTAATACTACTGAATTATTACAATGTAGATTAGATGGGTCTGGAGATCCTAATGGCGGCACTGGAGCAAGCGGTGGTACACTTACAGATGTTGCGAGAATTCAATATATAAATAGAACAAAAGGTACGATAGATACTAATAATGTAGCTTATGTTTTAATTTCAAATGTGGATCAAGGTAAGAATGCCTCTGTTTTTGCTGATGGTGTAATATGGTACGGAAAAACAAACACCGCAGCTTCTTTCACTATAAAAAGCAGACCCCAAAGCACCCTTAATATAACCCGTACTGCAAAAATATCTACTTCAGAAAGTAGCCCAGAGTTTCTTAGGGAAAGAGTAGCTTCTACATTAATTAAAAATAGCAATACAATACTTAGAGGTAGTTTTTCAACACGTACAAAACCCATAAGTTATTTTGATAATAGCCCATCTGCTATTGATAGTACATCTTCCACAACGCAGACATACACATTAGCGAATGTTGGAACGACAGCACAATTATCTACATTAGGGGCGGCTATAAGCAGTATAACCGCGACAACCTTAACTGTAGCTAGTTCTAGTAGTATGGCAGCAGGACAAACGATTAAAATTGATTCTGAAGAGATGACCATAGCAAGTGTGTCAGACGGCACTACTATAGTAGTTGTACGAGCGGTAAACCAGGATGTTGGTGGAGGAGTAGCTGCTACGCATAGTGATACAACAGCAATTTATAATGTAAGTGGTAACCCATTAAATAATGGTGTTAGAGTAGGAACGGCTATTGCTGAATTAGATTCTTCTAGTAACCCAACAACAACATATGGATATGTTTCAGCAGTTACGGCAACACAAGTTACCGTTACTTGGGCTACAGGTGTTGTAGCTACTGATTCCATCATAAGATATTATGTTCCGGTCAGAGCTGGTGATGTTATTAAAGTAACTAATAATTTAGCGGATGTAGATCAAATCTTTTTAGTTGCGAAAATCGCCTATTCTGAGCAAGTATCAGGTATCATGAGTACACAGTGGGAGGTAATAGGACACAGTAGTGCCGCTGAAGGCGGGTATAGCCGAAGAAGTAATGCTGTTATGGTACAAGACGAAATAGCTTATGAAACCGGATTAGCTGTAACAACCCCATCCCCATCTTCTAATTTAACTACAGAATTAGAAACAAATCTTACTATTCGACCCGTTACTAATAATTCGGTAGCTTGGGGTGACGGTACATTTAACACAGGTACAGGTAGATTTCCAGATGATGGCACAATAACCGTTGGGGATTTAACACTTACAATTGAAGAAGGCACAACTAATTCTACTTCCTTTATGATTAATGAATGGAATGGTAATCCGGGGCAAAGTGGAACTACGATGGCGGCGGATGAATCTTATTATATATATTATACAGGTCAAGGCACAGCATTAAAAGCTGTTATGAAAAAGAATTATGAGTATGTATCAAATGAACGAACATTTGTAGTTTTTGAAGCTATAGCGTCTGCCCCACTTGCTTCATATACTTGGAAAATTGACGAACCTTCTGAAACTACAACAGTTACAAGTAATATTTTTGGGGCTACGGTTCAAGAATCTGATATACAGGTTACAGATAGTGGAGCAAACAGAGCGGCTGGTACTACTGAAAAATTCAAAGTTACATCAGCGGATGGTGGCGTAACACTAAAACTCAGAAGTTTTGATGATACTGCGGAAATAGAGATGTCTGGTAATTCTGGTAGCGGTACTATGATAATGAAACCTCATGGAAGCATATCAAGTACATATACTTTAACATTCCCAAATGGTCCAGCAGGAACAGATAATCATGTATTAACGGCTGATGGTACTAGTGGAGCTACCGATTGGGCAGCTTCTTCATCCTCGAAAAGGTATAAAGAAAATATTAGAGAAATGGAGCTAGATAGCTCAAAGATATATGATTTAACACCTAAAAGTTTTGATTATATAGATGGACATGTAAGTCTTTTAGGCGGAACTAAGTTTGGTTACATTGCTGAAGATATAGAGGATGTATTACCGGAAGTTATTCAATATAACAAAGAGGGGCAACCGGATTCATTACACTATCAATTAATAACAGTATTGTTAGTAGAAGAAATTAAAAAATTAAAAGCTAAAGTAGAAGATTTGGAATCAAAAGACCATGAGGAAAAATCCTCGTAAGATAAAAAGAATTGTTAGGTATAAGGAAGAAAATCCTACTTTAACATTAAAAGATATTGGTAAACGATTCAAAACATCAAAACAATATATACATAAAGTATTAAAAAACCAAAATATACCTACAGCTATACGAGCTAAGAAAAAAAGAGTTTCTTACTGTTTAGAATGTAAAAATCTTATCCCAGCCAAGACCTTACTGAAAAAGCCTATATGCTCAAAAAAATGTCATTTTAAGTATTACAATATCAAGATACTTTGTGATTTTTGCAGGATACCTTTTTACAGGAAAAGATCAGCGCTTATACAAAAATCCTTAAGGGGTTACAGACACAGTTTTTGTACTATACAGTGTTTCTACAGGGCGCAGAGAGACAAGATAGTTTAATTGTTAAACGGGAAGTATCTATCACCTTATATAGTTCCGTAAATTAGTTGACTGTTAACAGCTATTTTAGTAAAATTTATACTTGAAATCTATAAATATAGACCCGTAATATTTGGCCTATATTTATTAAATATTAAGGAAAATTATAATGGAAATTGATAACGCCTTAATAACACAATGGGAGCCTAAAATACAGAGGAAGGTGGCGAAGACTGTAATTTGGGGTATGGATAGAGATGACTTAGCTCAAGAATTAAGAATAGCTATTATAAAAGCAGCAAATTCGTTTAACAAGACTCACGGAGCAATATTTCACACTTATTTACACACGACAATGGAAAACACAGTACGGACTTTAATAAGCAAAGCGAAAAAAAGAGAAGCTGAAATGAATGCTAGGCCTTTACAGGAAGATAACTCCGAATCACGTGAGGGTTGGAGGGACATTATTGATGTGATTTCACATGGGGATTGGACATTCGCAGAAAAACATTCTCAAATTTATGATTACGATGATATTGAGGCTGAAGATTTTATTGCGCGTAAAAAATTAAGTAGTAAAGAACATAGATTTATAGAGTTACGTCAAGAAGGTATGACTATGGAAGAGATAACTAAAGATTTAGGGGAATCCGCTTATAAAGTACGCCAGATATTGAGAGGTAAGTTTTTAGATTTAGCACAAGAGTATAACTTAAAAAGTAAGTAAACATGAAAAAACGCAGGAAAGGTGGGTTGATTCAAAAAATCGAATCCCCGGAAACCCCTAAATTTACTTTTAGGATTATAGCAATAAAAAAACCATCTGAAGTTTGGTTAATTGGAAGGTATAATTCGTTTAATAAAGCAAAGCAGATAATTGACGTGTTAGATGGAGATGATATACACTACTACCTAGAAGACATGAATTCTAGTCGAGTTTTATACTCAAAAGTAGGAAAATCATCTGATGGCAAGTAATGCCTTTATAGAATCAGCTATATTATTTCATCTAACTGAAAAAGAAAATTTTGATAAGTTTAATTTTTCGGTTACAGATTTTTACGTTCATGCTGCTGCATACAAATTTATTATAAAGCATTATGATGAAGAAGCCGAATTACCTTCAGTCGAGGTTTTACAAGCGGAATTCCCTGATTTAGCTATAAGTAGTAAATCCCAGAATTTCAATCAAGCTTTAAGACGATTTAAAGAATCCTCTATAAGACAGCAAGCAATACAAGTTGTCAGAAACGCAGAGAATTTGATTGATGAAAACCCCCAACGAGCGGTTAGTAATATTTTAACTAATTTATCTAAAATTAGAATAGGCATGGATGAAAATATTGATTTATATAACTCCGGTGATTTAAGTCGATTAGAAGAATATAAAGTTAGGGTAGATAAACGTAATAGCAATGGTACTGGTTTGATGGGAATACCCACTAGTTTCCAGTCGTTAAATGATTTTGGTGTTGGGTGGATGCCCGGAGAGCTTATCTCGATGTTTGCTAGGCCTACTATAGGTAAGACATGGATGTGTGTTCATTCTGTCGCTACGGCGATTAGAGCGGGCTTTAAAACGTTATTCATATCCACTGAAATGCCTGCTCAATCCATTAATATGCGATTAGATGTTGTTTTAGCTTATATGATGGGATATAATTTATCTCATAGTTCCTTACGCAGGGGGGATAAAATTGATGAAGAAGAGTACACAAAGTTTTTAACAGAGGCGGATCAAAGGTCTTTATTAATTTGTGATGGTATTTCAGGTAAAGTAAGCATTACTATAGAAGATATTGCAACTTTAATTAGGCAGCATAAACCAGAGTTTGTTGTTATAGATGGGGTTTATTTATTAAGTACAGGAGTTTCTAAAAAACAAGCGTGGGAGCAATCTCACGAATTATTTTACGGTTTAAAGAACTTAGCCATATCCACAGAAATACCAATTATGGTTAGTACACAAGCCACTAGAGAGGTTGCTGATGAATTTACACACCCTAAAACAAATCAGGTAGCTTTTGGGGATGCTTTATTCAGAGCAGCAGATGTAGTTATATCCATGTGTACCAAAGCAGAAAAAGAACAAGATAAAAGAAGTGTGTTTTTTCAGAAGTACAGAGATGGTGAATTATTAAAGAACTTGACAGTCATGCATTGGGACGTAGATAATGGTAATATTGAAGAAAGACCTGAATATGATGATGAAAAGTTTTAGATATATACGAGGAGTTAAAAATGGGTTTATTTGATTTATTTACTAATGAAGATGATATTGTAGTAACAACAAGAAAAAGTAAGGCGACTAGTAAGGAAGAGATAGATATAACAGTTGGCATGATAAAAGAAGGAATCGCTCGTGATTCTGATGGTTACCCTAACGAAATAGCTTTTTTCTTAAGGAAAGCCAAAAAGGATAGATAGTGGTAGATTGGTATACTCAGCTACTAAAGTATGGAATTGATATACCTTCTTCAGAACAGTTTGTTATTAATTGCCCTTTACCGGGGCATAAAGATAAACGAGCATCTTGTTCTATAAACATAGAAAAAGGTGTTTGGATATGTTATGCCGGTTGTGGTCAGGGTAGTCTTTTATCTTTAATCAGCGGTGTGTCCCAACAACCAATAGAACATTTAAAAGGTTTATTAGATATACCGATAGTACACTCGAGTTTCTTTGATGAGGAACTTCAGTCGAAAGAAGAAGATATTGTTTATCCCCAATCTTATGAAGGTTTAAGTCCCCTTTGTGATGACCATTGGATATACAGCAGGGGATTTGCTAAAGATATTTTAAGTAAATGGGATTGCAAACAAAATACAAACGGTGACTTTGTACTACCCGTATATTCTGCCCCAAATAATATATTAGGTTGGATTACAAGAAGGCGGGAAGCTACCCCTAAATATTTATTTAGTAAACATTTTAAAAAATCACACATTTTATTTGGTATAAATCAAATAACCGATACCGACACTATAGTGGTCGTAGAAGGTGCTTTAGATGCAATATGGCTTAACCAGCATAATTATTCGTCTGTGGCGGTTCTAGGGGCCTCTGTGTCGAAGTATCAAATAGATTTATTAGCGGAATTAAATCCTAGAGAAATAATTCTAGCTTTAGATAATGATAACGCAGGCCAAGAGGGGATAGAGAGAGCCTTAAAAACAACAGGGACTAAACTGAAAGTTGCATTGGATAAACAATTTATGGTATCCTTTGTAGAGTTACCGAATCAATATAAAGATTTTCAAGACATACGTAATAACGAAGAAATAGATTTAGTAATAAAAAATAAAAGTATATTTAATTTTAATAGGAGAACAAAAATGAGTATTATAACATTTGACGAACGTAAACCCTTATCACCACCTAAAGATCAAAACCGTTTTGTAGAATATTTTTTCCAACCGGGAGATTCTGTGTTTTTTAATATGTTAGCTTCTGGGGACGATTCCCCTGAAAAACAACAACTAGAAAAGCGTTGGGTGGATAGTTATTTTCTATATACATGGCCCACAGGACCAAATCAATTTGAGTCGGTATTAGACCATGAAGATGTAGACAATAGCCATGTTCCTGACGATGTAAGAAGTAGAATGAAAATATCTTTTTGGGTATATATCCATGAAGTTTATCATAGTTTACAGCATAGATTAGTAGTAAGTGATGATTACCAGAATTTAGTGGAGAGTGGTGTTTGGGAAGAAACCGAAACCCTCGGCGGTAAAAAGATGTTTAAAGAGGAAATTAACGGTTTACGCATTATTACCACAAATCGCACGAATTGGGAGCAGCAAATTTCACCAATTTATGATGATGAGGGTGCTTTAAACACAGTTGTAATGAAAATGAAGAGAGAGGGTAAAGGTATAGATACTAGGTATTTTATTTCTCCGACATTAGATGAAAGACGAATACCTGATGATGTATTAACACAAGCTGAAACTGTAGACTCAATACAAGAGTATTTTTATGGGAAATATGTTGGTGAGTCTCTCAAGAACGAAACTAATTTATTTTAATTAAGATAAGTATATAAAACTTATCATGTTAGTTAACAATAATAATTTTACCGATGCTTTACAACAACTAAAGGCGGTAACATTAGAAGATAAAAGTGTTGTTATTGATGTAGAAACCAACGGGCTTGATTATTACGGTCTTAATCAACTTTGTGGTATAGGTATCGGGGAACCTAAACATAATGGTTTGTTGCAGTATTATCCCTTTCTACACTCTGGTGAAGATAGTAACCAGAATTTGGATAGGGCTTATTGTAAAGAGTTAGTTAACTTTCTAACTTCATCAATAACCACTTTTATTGGATATAACCTTAAATTTGATCTACATTTTTTATCTCAGGAAGGGGTAAAATTTAGTAATAAAACTTTAATTGATGTTATTGTTATGGTTAGGCTTACGGAACATTCTGATACAAGGGAATTAAATTTAACTGCAACAGCCAGAAGAAGATATGGGCAAGCGGCGGTTCAATATGACATAGACACAAAAAAGGAATTGCGCCGCAATAAATGGTTTAAAGATTTTTCTGAAGCCCCTATAGATTTATTAGGAGAATACTGTAAGAAAGATGTTAATTTAACCGCAAAACTATATCAAGACTGTTTATTACGCATAAACAGGACACAGCAGCAAAAAGTATTTGAATTACAATGTATGCTTACTAAAGTTTTATTCCAGATGGAAAGATTAGGTATATCTGTTGATACTAAATATGCTGAAACATGTCTCAAAGCTTTAGTATCAAGAATAGAAGATGTAGAACAACAAATTTACACCTTAGCCGGACAGGAGTTTAATATCGCAAGTCCAGCACAAATAGGTGAAATTTTCGAGAAAATGGGGATACATTCACCAATTAAAACCCCTAAAGGCGCTCCATCATGGAATGAAGCAGCATTAGTAAATATAAATCATAGGTTAGCTGGTTTAGTACGTCAGTACAGAGCATTACAAAAGTTAAAATCGACTTA